TTAAATTTAATTTTATAGGAGATCCTAAATGAAAGCATTAATCACAGCAGTAGCACTAGCGTTTGCAACTGCATCTTTTGCAGCTGATGCACCAAAGAGAGATGTAAAGCCAGCAGAAAACACAAACTGCGTAAAGAAAGATAAGAATGGTAAGTGTCCACCACTACCAGATTCTCCAAAGCCAACACCAAAGAAAAAAGCTGAAGAAAAGAAATAATCTTTCCTAAATAATTATACACAGTGGGTTGAAGGATCCCAATAAAACCTTCATTACACACAACTCATAACACACAAGGAGTAAACATGAGTAACTTGACCCCGTTCGAGATTCGCCTAGAACTATTAAAAATGGCGAAAGATATGCTTAACGATGACTATTATGGTAAGCGTGAAGTAATCAGCAACGAGTGGCAGATGAAAATTGAATCTGCTAGACTCAATGGGGGTGCGATGCCTGAACATCCAGGATTCCCACCATATCCATCAGAAACAGAAATCATTGCTAAAGCACAAGTGCTAAATGGTTTTGTTTCAAATATTCCCACTAATACATTAGAAAAGACTAGCAAAAAGTCCACCTGATAGGGATCGGGCAGAGGGATATTGCATTCCTCTGCCTCTAACTGAAATAAGGAGATCAATATGCGAATAAGAATCTATTCAATATTAATATTATTTTCAATAAGTTTTTCAATTATATTATATTCATATTTGTTTTTTAACGAGACAACAAAAGTTCTTAATATAGAACTGTCACAATTAACCAAAGACGCTAAGCAACAAGTTATTTGCTTGGCTGATAATATCTATCATGAAGCAGGATATGAACCTGAGAAGGGTAAGATTGCAGTTGCTCTTGTAACATTGAATAGAGTGCAAGATCCACGATACCCAAAAGATATTTGCTCTGTAGTGAAACAAAAGGTAAACTATACATGTCAATTCACATGGTGGTGCGAAAATAAAATCACTAACAGAGAAAAAATTGCATATGAAAAATCTAAAGAAGTTGCATTATATGTTTATGCAAATTATGAAAAAATAAAAGACTTCACAAATGGAGCATTGTTTTATCATGCTGATTATGTTCGTCCGAATTGGAGAGGTTTAGAAAAAACCGCTGTAATAGGTAGACATATTTTTTATAAAGAGAAAGAAAAGTTATAATGTTAAACAAATTGAACATTCAACTTAAAGAATCGCCAGATGCACAGCATTCCTTCTTTTTGTTGATGGAAGAAATATCATTAACTTCTGCTAAGCAAGTTGTTGAATGGATTTTTGAAACGAACTTTCAAGAAGAAAGACCAGACTTGCTTAATCTTATAATCACATCTCCAGGTGGTGATCTTAACGCAGCATTTGCTATGATTGATGCGATGAGAGGTTCTGCTGTTCCAATTAGAACAATTGGATTGGGACAGATTGCTTCTGCAGGTCTTATGGTTTTTATTGCTGGAGAAAAGGGAAGTCGTATTCTAACACCAAACACATCAATTCTAAGTCACCAGTATTCTTGGGGTGCTTTTGGTAAAGAACACGAATTATTCGCAACTGTCAAAGAGTTCGATTTAACCACAAAGAAAATGATTACACACTATAAAAAGTGTACTGGTCTTAATGAGAAAAGAATTAGAGATGTTCTTCTCCCACCTCAAGACATATGGTTAAGTCCTCAAGAGGCAAAAGATATGGGGCTATGCGATGCAATTAAAGAATTATCTTAAATATTCTGGATTATGGATGGGATTTATTTTAAATCCTTATCATTGGGAATTTAAAGCAGTTAATATTAAACCTGATGATATGAATCCAAGAAATTATGGTTTTATGATTTCATTTGGACCAGTATGGGTTCGTGGAGTTGTAGATGATGGTGCTTGGTAAATTAAAGGAGTTTATAATGAATGATAAAGTTTTTACTATTTCAGTTTTAATCGCAGTAGTGACATTTATTATTTCAGTCACTTTTTATCAATATAGTGAATTGAAGTCTGTTGAAAAAAATGTAGAGTCAGCAATTGTTAAAGGAATCGATCCTGTAGCTGTTCGTTGTGCTTATGCAAATGAACGAGATGTTGTATGTATAGCGTATGGCGCATCTCACCCAGCGACTCCAGTAAAAAGTAAGTGAATACTAACTTAAATCCCCTCTAGGATACAGGGATTCTAGGGGGTTGTCTTTTATTCAGGATTGATGTATAATAACTCTGTTATCGTTGAAATGGAGTCTTAAATTATGAGTCTGCTTACAGTTGGAAACCCAAAGTTGTTGAAGGGTCAGAAGAAAGGTTATCTGTCTTCAGTACTGCACCTCGCACCTGCAAACTTGTCAGGTAAAGAAGTGTGCCCTAAGAGAACAGTTGGTTGCACTGCTGCTTGTTTGAACACTGCTGGTCGTGGTGGCATCTTCAAGAAAGGTGAGACAACGAATGTGATTCAGCAAGCACGTATTCGCAAGACTAAAGCATTCTTCGAAAATCGTCAAGCATTTCTTCTTGAGTTGTTTGTTGAAATTCGTAAGACTATCAAGAAAGCAGAGAAACAAGGATTGATTCCTGTCTTTCGTCTTAATGGCACTTCTGATCTCTCATGGGAGAAGTATGAAGTGCAAGACAATAAGAACATCTTTCAGATGTTTCCTAATGTGCAGTTCTATGACTATACCAAAGTGAACAATCGTAAAGTGAAACATATCCCTAACTACCACCTGACTTTCTCTAAAGCAGATGGCAACGACATGGATGTTCGCATTGCATTGTCAAATGGTATGAATGTTGCAGCTGTATTTCACAAAGTACCCGAAACATATCTTGGTCGTCCAGTCATCAATGGTGACGAAACTGATCTTCGTTTCTTGGATTCAAAGGGTGTGATTGTTGGTTTGAAAGCCAAAGGTAAGGCTAAGAAAGACACCACTGGCTTTGTTATTTAACTTGTCTTGCAATTTTTACTGGAGTATAATTATATCATGATTGTATACGCAAGTCTTGGAAAATCTAAGAAAAGAAAACCTAATGCAAAGCAGCGAGAGTTGCAAGCAGACTGGGAAAACCTTCTTCAAAAATATGCTCCGAAGAAACCGATCAAACATCAATCGGGTGACTGGGCATATTCTCTTGGGAAACCTGCTCGTCGGGAGACGCCTAACATCCCAAGTTTACCATTTACAGCAGGTGTTTGTGCAAAGAAAGAATCTCATGTCTATACTGGAACTGCTATGAAAGGTATTGGTACTTTGCATAAGTCTAACGCTATACCTATCTTCACAGATGAGGAAGCAGTTGATATTGCAAAGATGAGAAGGTGATAAATAAACAATGCAATATAATGGACTGTTGAATCTAAAACAAAACACAAGGACTTAACGTAATGGGCAAAAGATCTTCTATTAACAGATATAACGAACTTATCGCAATCAAAATGCGACTAGATAAGTTTTTCACAATGTTTCTGGATACTTATGGAGACAAGATGGATCCAGATAATGCAGAGACTCCTATTTGGAAATTATATAAAGCCAAACTAAATGAATATGAAGAAGTGAGTAAGGAAATCAAGGCACTTGAGTATTGGATGAAAAAGAAGGATGTCAAACTTGATGAGGAAGACTAATGTTTAAAACTGCCAATGAGTTTTCTCTTCATATTGAACAATTAGTTGCCTCAAAAAAGTTTTCATATATGGATGCAGTATTAGAGTATTGTCGAGAAAATTATCTCGAACCTGAAGATATTGCATCATTGATTAATAAGTCTTTAAAAGATAAAATTGAAATGAATTTTCGTGAGTTGAATTATCTCCCAAAACAAGCACAACTTGATATCTAAGTTAGATATAATTTTAGTTATGAGATTTTACCGTGGACGGCTTTAAAGCATACAGATATTATCTGGCTATTAAACTTCACTTCACCACTGATAAATTTAATGTCTTTGAGAACAGAGGTAATGTTCGTGGTACACGTGAAGCATTTAACGCTAGGAATGATAGATATATCTTTGAGAAATTGGCTCAAAAGTACCAAGATGATAAAGATATAATTCAATTTTTCGTTTCAAATTTTGCATACAATAGTGATAATGCAATATATGATGGACAGCTAGCAGAAGACAACTATCTCGAGTGGAATAGAAGAAAACAAAGTATTACAAAAGTTTTTATAGATGACTTGGCTAAGATTATCACTCATGTTGAGATAAACAGATTAAAAAACACTGCAATATTTGATTTCACTGATAATGAGTATCCTATTGCATTAAATATGTTTATAGGTGGTAAACTTGCTATTGAGACTATGAGAATTATTGATGATTTTACAGATATTTTAGAAAAGTGGAAACAAAACATATCTGTGAAGTACATTTGGGAAAACGAGATGCGACGAATTACAAAGTTGACTGGTTTTGTTAAATACGATAGAATTAAACTTGAAAAAATCTTTAACCACTTCTCAGAAGAAGTTGTGAATTAAAATGGGCAAGACTTATAAGAAAAATGCTCGTCTGTTTGACGATGAGCAATCCAGTGGGCGATCTGGTAAACATGCCAAACACTCTAATAACAAAAAGAGTGGAGGTATGAAAACGCTAAATAGTTATGTTGAAGAAGATTATGATTTTGATAACGATCCATTTGATGATGAGATTGAAATTCAAGATGATGTAACAATTGAACATACTAAAAATACTAACGATACTCCGTAAATACGAAAGGAAATACAATGGATATTCAAACTCTACGCAAAATGCGTTCCTCTGACTTCGGTCAAATCTCTCAAGCATTCGATAAGATTGCTAATCCCCAAACCGAAACTAAGTCTTATGCCGATGATCGCTTTTGGCGATTGGAAGGCGACAAGGCAGGTAATGGTACAGCCACAATTCGATTCCTGCCACGAGTTGAAGGTGATGAACTCCCATGGGTACGTATCTTTTCTCATGGATTCCAAGGTCCAACTGGGAAATGGTATATTGAAAACTCTTTGACCACTCTTGGTGAAAACGATCCAGTTGGTGAACTAAACACTCAGCTGTGGAATAGTGGTTCTGAAGCAAACAAAGAGATTGCACGTAAGCAAAAGCGTAAACTCTCTTTTATTGCTAATATTCTTGTTGTCAGCGATCCTAAACATCCTGAGAATGAGGGTAAGGTTTTCTTATTTAAATTTGGTAAGAAAATCTTTGATAAGATTATGGACAAGGCTCGTCCGACTTTTGAAGACGAAAAGCCAGTCAATGTCTTTGATCTTTGGGAAGGTGCTAACTTTAAACTTCGCATGCGCAAGAAAGATGGCTATGCGAATTATGACGAATCTGTATTTACAGATCCTGTTGCAGTATCTGATGATGAACAAGAGTTATTGAAGATTGTTTCTGCTCAACATAAACTTGCTGAATTTACAGATCGTAAAAACTTCAAGTCTTATGATGAACTAAAACGCAAGTTGAATGAGGTTCTTTCTGGCGACACTTATGTAAGTAAATCTGCTGCAGAAATTGCAGATGAAGATGAACGTCCATCTGCGCCAGCACCAAAAATTGCATCTAAACCTGCTCCGTCTCCAAAATCTGTAGATGAAGACGATGATGATGTGATGTCTTATTTTGAGAAAATTGCGAAAGAAGATTAATCTACACTTCGCTACATAAGAAAGGGGATCGAAAGATCCCCTTTTGTTTTTTAGAAAGCGAATCTATTTCGATCTCTTTCGTATCTTTCTAATGATGATTCTTGATTTCTTATATTTGCTTTAATATAATTGTTTTGATTGTTATTTACAGGAGCATTAACTACAGCATTGTTAGAAGATCTAACTTGTGGTGTCATTGCTCTAATCTTTGCTTCTTCTGAAGCAGCTGATGCAGAAGAAACTTGTGTGGCTGTTCTTGGTGGTTCAACTGGTTTTGCTACTGCTGGAACAGCTACTACTGGCGATGTAGTTGGAGCAGCTGTCGCTGGCGCAGGAGCAGCTTCTACAGCTGGAGCAGGTTTTTCTTTGAAACCAAAGAAACCTTTTAATTTACTCATTGTAGAACCAGTTTTTGGTGGTTCCTGTACGACAGCAGCAGAAGGCGATTCTTCTGGAGAAACTACACCACTGTAATCAACAACTCGTGGTTCTTGGCGTTGGGCAGGTTTAACTGGAGCTGTTTCTTCTTTCTTATCATCGCCAAATCCAAAGAAAGATTTAACTTTATCAAGTTTATCTTTAAACCATTTAGAAATAGCAGAAGAAATTTCTGTGACTTGATTTGAAATACTAGTAATAACATCACTAATAGACCAACCATTCCACCATTCAATAATACCATCTTTTAATTTACCAAAACCAGTTACTACACTTCCAATAGATTCTGTAATAAATGTTGTTATCTTTCCCCACAGTTCATCCCAATTGAAAGATTCCCATAGTTCTATCGCTTTGTCACGTATCCAAATAAATGGTTTTGCTAGATTATCAATCATGTTACTAAACATTGTCTCAAAGGAGAATGATTTTAATGCTTCTTCTGCCTTATCAAACCCAAATACTCCAAGCACCCAAGCAATAGCATTTTTTAACATGTCTAATGGTGCAAAAATTAATGAATTAAAGAAACCTTTAACTGCACCCATAACACCACCAATAATTCCACCATCTTCAAATCCAGCTATAAATCCTTTTACCGTATCCCATAAAGTCATGATAACTGTAAATGGAATTGCTAATTTTGAAAATATTTTAACAGCACCTCCGAATATTTTCATAAACTCATCACCCCATGCAGCAACTGTGGAGAAAAATGATTTAACCTTTCCTACCATATCCATAACAAAATCGATACCTCTTCCTACTGCAGCAGAACCATCTTTTATTAGATCTGCTCCCTTTGCAATTGGTGCGAAGAATTTTGATATACCATCTTTTAAAGAGGTTATCATTTTACCGATTGTAGAACCCTCATCAAAAACAAAAAGACTTTTAATCTTGGCAAATCCTTTAGCAATAAGATCTCCTATTTTACCAAAGAAATCGACAATAGCATCAAAGCCAGTTTTAATTGCGGCGATCCACTTTTCTGGCAATAATACTTTAGCAAGTTTACCCAGAAGAGTTACATATCCTTTAATATAACCAACAATTGCACCTAAAGCCACTGCTAACATAGTGCCAAGTGCGCCAATGCCAAAATCACCACCAGCAGGTTTTGCACTTTTTGCAGCACCACCTATAGCTCCAGCTGTATTCTTTTCAATTTTTACAAGAAGTTCGATCATCTTGTCTTGACGTCTTTGATTCTCTAAATCATTTTCTTTAGATGAAGTTGGGGGTGTTACATTTGCTGGGGTGAGTCTAGCATCATTCGCTGCTATCATCGACCTTTGTGCTTGTAAAAGTGCTGCCATTTGCGCCATATTAGCGTTCCATTCTTTTCTTTTCTTCTTCTAAATGTCTAATTAGTAGGTAGATATAGATCTCTCTCTCAAATGGTATCATATTTTCAATATCTTCTAGTGTATATTTATGGTATTGCATCAATGAAAAGTTTAATTCATAATAATTAGATAAAGTATCATGAGAGAGAGCTATCAAAAAAAACTATCTAGACCCTCCAGTTTAACCTCGTTATATTTACTACAGACTGGACAATTAAAATGTAGTTTGTGAGATAATTTGGGCATAGTTTCAAAAAACTTCTGCAGTTTTTCAAATTGTTCTGCGGTTAGATTATCAATAAACTCTTTAACTTCCGCTTTGGTCTGATCTTTAATAGGATATATTTCGTCATTATCATAGATGTAATCCATAGATTCTGCAATTATATCAAAGACTAAACTAGCGTCATTATTTTTAACATTTTGAAACTTTGTTAGAGTTTCTAGTGATGGATATTTCATAACAACCCCAACATCATTAAATAAAGGAATTTTATTTGTATGTTCTTTGGATTGTTCTACTTTAATGTCATCAATATTAATTTTTACATTTACTGTTGCTTTTTTATTTGCCTCTTCGGAACCATGTTCTTCTGGACATTTCAAAACTAACTCAATTTCCTCCCCAACAGATTTTGCTCTAAGCTGAAGAAAAATATATTCCATATCAAATAAAGATAAAGATTCGATATCAATTGTAGAAGTTACAGAAGATTTAATAATACTCTTTAGAGTATCCATCATTACCATAACATTCTCACTCTGTTGAGCGATTAAAAGTGCTTTTTGCTCTTTTACTAGAAATGGTCTAAATTTGATAGTTTCTTTAGTAGAAGGAACAACTAGATTGTACGTTGGTGTACTATTTACTGGTAAAGCCATTATGCATCTCCTTTGGTCATATTCTTAATTAACTTATTCAACTCAGTTGTGCTACCTACAAAGATAGCATTATTTGTAACCTGTTTAGTCTTATCAGACTTAGATGGTTCGTCTAATTTTTGTTTTTGTGAATGTAAATCTAATAGTTGCTGATTAATGTCAGCTAATTGTTTTATTAAATTTCCAACAACTTCAAATGCACGAGGATGTTCTGATTGTCTAGCTACCTCAAGAGCACTAGTTAATGCTTCTTGTCCTTGTTGAAGCAATACACGCATATTATTGCGAGAGACTTCATAGTCGTCATCAATTTTATTATCAGATGGTTTTATAAGATCACCATTTTTAGATATCACTTCAGTTTTGCTGATTGGTTGTATACCAAATTCAGCGGATAATGTTTCATCAACTTTCATACTATTCCTTTTTACTATTTACATATTTGTCAAATATAGCATTTGCTACCCATGCTCCCATATACCCAATAAAATACCACTCTGGAAATGTTGTAGGGTTACTAATGATCAGATATATAAACCCCCATGTACTAATCACCCATGCCCCAAATCTAGTAAATTTTTTCTCATCTAGTTTTCCGTCACTACTTACTAAATCTTTAATGTCAAACGAATCTTTTGGGTTGCGATGCATCGCAACCATAGTCATAATGACCATTAATATTAATAACGCTAATAATAGTGATAGCGTAGTTTTAACTGTAAAGAATGCTATAATTTCTGACATTAGAATTTTAATAGTCCAGGGATTTTGGTAACACCATATGTTAAAGCAGATCCAGTTATAAAATTACCTGCTGTAGTTCCTAGAGTATTGTTTAGTGTCTCTTGAAAACCAGAAAAATTTTTCATCATTTTTTCATATAAAGTTAAAGGAACTTTTTGACCATTACTCAATGGAGATTTTGGTTCAGCTGTCCAATATTTGTACTGCATAGTTATAGGTAGTTTCATAACTTCTTTTGATGAATGATCAAGATTTATTGCACCTATTGATTTTGGATAACACTCCCATAAAGTCATTTCATAACGAGTATTATCATTAATATCTTGAACTTCAATAACCATATTTGTTATA